ATCTTTACGAGCATCGTCTCTCGTACCTTTATTTAAATATCTACTTGCATATTTATCTACATTTCCCATGCAGAATCCGGTGCCATGACCTTTATCTATAATGTTTTCCATAGATTGAATTTTATTGGTATTATAATGTGAGGCATAAGTACTATCAATATAGTCTGTAAACTCTTCTATAAGTTTGTCTTCACTAAACTTATAGACATCTGTTTTAGGTCCAATACTTATAGAACCATCTTCTTGACGTTGCATCACCACCTTAATACCTAAATCTTCAATCTCTTCTTTTGTGTATTGGTTATGAGCAGGTCTAGCAGCAGAGTCCCAACCAACTCTATGTGGCTCTGGTTTTATATCGTTTGGTGATATTGGTCTCATTTCTTCTCCAATTTTAAATCTATCTATTGTTCCTTGGTATCTACCATACACGACACCATCTACTCGTTCATATGTTAATGATACACCTGGTTTAAGTGTTCCCATTAGCCAATCTTCTTTTTGATAGCTTCTAATAACTTACTTAAATTTTCTTTTTTATTTAAATTAGTCCCTACCACTTCTACACCTAGAATCTCTTCTAATTCTCGTAACATAACTTTTACAGTTAGTGATTTATCTTCTTCATCTAATTCAGGTTTTTCATATATTTTAAGTTGTACTAATTTACTTATTACACTTCTATAACCTTTTTCAAAGATAGATGCTAATTCATGTACATCTTTAATTTCTTCTTCTAAATAAAGCCTAGTTAATTCAGCTTCTTGTTCATCATTCCAAGCTTTAATACTCATATTCATTCTCCAATTCTTCAAATTCCATTTCTAATTGATTATTCCATATATACCTTTGTGCTACAGCCTCTGCTGCATCATTTAGTAAAGGTATTAAAGAGCTAACTTCATCTGCTGGAATAGAGAATCCTGTCTTAGTAGGAAACCACTGTCCTGTATCTCCGTCCATTGTATAATCTCTTATATGTAGATATAGTTTATCTCTAAATTCATTAATAGTTACTTTTACTGCATTACCGTTTGGTTTGTGGAATGCCGTACCAAAGTCTATATTCATATTTTTACTACTTTTTTAGTACTTATAAAATCTCTTGCCCAGTCTGTTACTGGGTATAACTTAAATATCTGTACCAATGCATATCTAGTTTCTGTTTTTGACTCATTTGACATTCCATGAGCTATTAAATCAGGGTCAAAAAGTATAGTTTCTCCTTGTCTTAGCCATTGAACTCTATGTTTATTTTCTGTATCTATAAAGTTATATCTAAAATCTTTACTTGCAGTAAGAGCTGTAATACTTCTTATCATATAATCATTTTTATCTTTTACTGCTGTATTATTGCCATCAGTATGTAAAGGAATCTCTTGTCCTGGTAGTTGCCTATGTATACGTACTCTAGTAGTTTGTAATTGAAAATGATCTACTAATTTTTGTACAGCAGGTATTTTATGATATAGAGCTGTATACTTAAAATCGTCAGGATTTTCTAAAGGATTAGATCTATAAAAATCAAATACACTTCCTGATTCGCTTTTAACTGATATAGCATCTACATGACCTGCTAAATCTTGATCTGTGTGTTCTACAAATTTTAATTGCTTTACCCAACTATTATCAAACTCTAGCCTTGTTTTAGCTTTTAATAGCATAATCTTTTATCTGACCTCCTTCTACAGGTCTATCCAAAAAGTCTTTTCCTAAAATCCATATATTAGGATTTTGTTTAGTAATTTCATCTATCCAAGTTTTATAACTACTAGTAACACCTCTTAGTCCATGAAGATAATGAGCATTTACAGTATGAAAAGCATTACTCCACCAAATTACACTACCCGGCTCATTTACAATTCTACTGGTTATAGGTTTACAATCCTTTGATATGTCTACATGAGTCCATGTATGTTTAAGTCTTTTGTAGCGTTTCCAATGTTCTTTTATTCTATCTTCACCGCCCCACCAAGATATTTCTCTTTGCCATAAGAAATCATCTGTTTCATGCTCTGTTAGAGTTCCGTGTGTTTCATTAAATTGATATTTTTTTCTAGCCCAATTTATAAATGCAGGATAATCTTCTCCATTCCATTGTTTTAACATCATCTTCTTATAAGCTAATGCAGGTTTGCTATAATCATAAAAATTAACAATTGCATCATCTTCAAAATTAAAGGTATTTAATATTATATGTGGTTTAAAACTAGCTGCTAATGTGTATAAGTGTCTAACTGGTTCTTGTATTTTACAGTATTTTAAATCTAGATATGTTTCTGTATTCCATAAAAATACACATTGAGGTGCATAATTTACTATATTATTAACCCATGATAACTGAGTCTGTAAGTCTTCAATACTACTAGTAGGATAGACAAATTCTTTTGCATCACGAATCTTTGGATGAAAATTATAAACAGTTAAACCATTTTCTAAACTTGTATTTATAAAGTTCCAGCCATCTACTAAAGGAGTACATACTTTAGTTTCTTCTGTAGGCATAACAGCTAGTGGAGTATAGTCATCATGTATATCTTTAGCGTGTCTATTAGCAGCAGCTAAATGTTCAGGTTTGTCTAATTTATGTTTAGCCTCTCCCCATACAGGTTTATCAAACTTTTTATAGTAATTTAGATTAACTAGTATACATTGCTTGTGTAGTCCATAATATCCATTACCTTCTGCCCAATTACTATTTGGAGTCTCTTTGTCCATAATATGTCCTGTAACAAAGAAGTTCTTTTTACCCATCCATTTTTCTATAATTTTAAAAAATGAACCATCTCTAACAATATGACCTACTGCTTGTACTATACAATATTCTACATCATGCTCTAATGCTTTGTCCAATACATCATTAACTGAATTGCCATAAATTATAGGTCCAAAATACTTGAATCTTGTAAAAAATTCTGTAATTTCTTTACGTTTTTCTTGTATAGTCATATTTCTAGATGCAAATTTTGGATCATCAAATATAGCTACTACATAATTTTTATTGAGACCCATTTTTCGCATAACTATGCTCTACCAACTCTTTAAATTCTTTTGTTATTTTACCATGTACTATTATATGGTATCTATCTTCATCACTATTATTATATACTGCATGAGTATTTCCTACATCTAATAATAATGATTTTCCTGGAGCAAAAGGTACATAACCTTTATGACCTTTCATTTTAAAATTACAACCTTCTGGATTATTTAGTGCTATATTTATTGGTGCTAATCTATGTTCATCAGAATCTTCATGAGGAGTGATATATCCTTGAGGATCCAACAACATAAAACGTACTCTGTAATAATCATCAAAAGGAAAGTAGTATTTAAAAAATTCATGAGTTATAGGACACCTTGCACATATCTCTGTCCAGTCATAAGGAGTCTCTTCGTGACTATTATAACCATATTGAGTAAAATGATTAGTCTTAGTAGGGTCTATTCCATGAATACATAAACTTCTCCAACCTTTATGTCTATATCCACCACCTCCACCATTATCTTGATCGCGATGTTTTACAAACTCTTCTTTTAGACCTATAGCTTCTTGTAACATATCTTCATGAGGTATGTCTATATCTAGGTCTAACCAAGGTAACCCTAATTCTGTTGCTATTTGTTTATATTTCATATCATAGACTCATCAAATGCAAAACTTGTACCACAACCGCAACTAGCTTTGGCTCCTGGATTATCTACTTTTAATTGCTTACTTAGCCCAGAAGTATCTAAGTCAATTATGCTTCCATATAAATACTTTAAACTTACAGAGTCAATAACTGATGGTGGATTATCTGAAAATTGTATATCATCTTTTTTAGGGTGTGTTTCCACATCAAAAGCATAGTTAAAACCAGAACAACCTCCACCATCTACTGCAAATCTAAAATATTGTCCTGATTCTAAAACATCGCTAATATATATTTGAGCTTTAGGAGTAATAGTAGGTAACTGCCCACTAACTTCTTTATTAAATATTGGCACATTACCATGAAAATCATCAATAATTTTTCTATCTAAACTAGGTATTTCTGGTGGTTTACTATTTTTAGCTTCTACCTCAAGATTGGCAAAAAATTCATCTAATTCATCCATTGTATTCTCCTTGTAATACTATACTATTACAAATTATTAAAAAGTCAATATCTAACAATATTAGTTCTATTGCTGACTTCTTCAAAGACAGCTACATAATCTTCTGCTACTTTTTTCCAAGTATTTACCATATTCATATTATCTCTTTTACTATATATTTCTTCTTCTTTATTATGTGAATGATAAATTAATTTAATACCATTTGTTAGTGCTTCTCCATTAGGTTCATTATAAAAAGTATGTGTACTCATTCCTGTCATAGAATCGCCAGATTTCATTGCAAAAACATTTGGATCTGCTATATTCATAGATTTACGTTCTACAGGAAGTCTAAAACCATTTTTATGAGATACAAAATCATCTGTAGGACCGCCATCAGATACTACAGGTACACAACCGCAAGCCATTGCTTCTTGTACATGCATACCGAATCCTTCAGCTCTATAAGGATGTAATAATATATCAGATGCTTTAAATAATGCAGCCATTTCTTGATCTGATAAATCTTCATCAACATACTGTACATCTGAACATCCCGTTTTATACTGCATTTTTATAATTTCATTTAATACATTACTTTGTCCATAAATCTTAGGATTATCCTTAATAGTTAAAGTTGCTTTATCGAATTTTTTAAAAGCCTCTTTCCAAGAGTTCATAAGTATATCTAATCCTTTTCTCCATTGAGAATTTCCTACATATACAAAATTAAATTTATCTTTATCTATATACTTACTTTCTGAGTTTTCTTCATCTGTATTGAATAATTCTTCATTATACCCATTAGGTACTACAAATAAATTATCGGGTTTGAGTCCTGCACCTCTAAATACATCAGCTATATATTTACTTGGTACAATTAAAGCATCTGCAAAGGTTTCAAATTTATACTGCCACTCAAAAGGTGCTTTTAAATATTCCCAAGGTTGGATAAATATAATCTTAGTTCTATCACTAGCAGGCCATTGCCATATAGGAGGATAAGAATGTCGTACCTGTATATCAGGCTCGCCTGTTTCTGCTTGCTCTAGAGTCTTTAACTGTTTAACTATATTCTTATCTAATTTATATTCAGGATCATAAGAATCTAATGGAGTAATAGATATTTCCCAATCAGGGTGTACTTCTGCTAGTTTAGTTACTATATTTCTATTGATAATCGAAAGTGAATGGTTATCATAAAATTTTCCTACAAAGTCAATTATCATATTAATATGCCTTACTTAAATGTTGTTCTATATAACTGGTTACTTGTTCTGATTTTATAGCTCTGAGAATAGGCCACTGAGCTGTTCCAAGTCCTGAAGATTTAAAATTGTGTAATTCTTCGTAGTTTTCTAATGTAACTTGATTCCAAATCTGATAAAAAGGATCATTTTCAACTAAGTCTGAGTGTCCAATATTATTAATTTTTTCATGTAGTGCATCTTTATCTCTACATAGACTCCAATGAATAGCTACAAGAGGCGACATTAATCTATTATGTCCTGCAGCACTTTTATCAGTCCATCTAGCGTACGTAAAAGTACTATCTTTAGAAGTAGTCATACCTTGATTCTCCCCAAAAAAAGGAGATCCATCTTCATCTGCAATTACTAGTGTAGCATCTCCAATAGTTTTATATGGAGTTGCCCAAGTCATACAAATATCTGCTTTATTATAATAGCGTTCTACAAGAGGACAATAATTATAGAAAAAATCTTTTGGATTAACTAGATACTCGTCTGCATCTATACTAAAAATCCAATCATTTGTGCATTGTGCTTTAAGAAAGTTTCTTTCATAATTATCATTTTCAATAGCTATTTTACTTTTTACAAAATCTTCTTCTATAATAGAGATCTTTGAATCTCCATCAATAGTACTTAAATCTGCCCATAATTGTTTTTCATCAAAAGAAAAACTATTACCACTCCATGTAGTTCTATTCTTATCAAGACCTAAAACAATCTCATCTACATAATTATAATACTTAGAGACACTTTCTGGTAAATAAGCTGCATCATAGCTTATTAAACTTATTACTGATTTTTTCTTCATTTACGCCTCTTTTTTAGGTGTTGTCGCCTTTTTGGGTGCAATAGCTTTTTTTACTGCTGGTATAATTTTTTTCTTTATGCCTATAATTCTAATACCATCATAGTAATTATTATGATCTTGCATATTAGCTGTTACTCTTAATACTTCATATTCTTGAGTAAACTTATCTTCATGTCTAAGTAGAGCTTTATTAATTGTTTCCATTTTATCTCGTTCTGCTACTCCACCAAAAATAATTATAGATTCATGTTTCAGGTGTGGTAATACTTTTTCAAAAAAAGAATCATAAGTATTAGCATTAAAAGGATGAATATCCATAAAACATATATTAAACTTATCAAATTTAGAATAATCTACATCTTCAAAATTACCCTCCACTAAAGTAGTTGCAGTAGAATCAATAGCATATGTATATTTATTGTGTCTATCTATATGAGCAGCAAGTTCTACTTTCATAGTAGTAAAACCACCTTCAGGGGGATTTTTAGGATTTCTCTCTTTAAGATCATAACTATAGTTTTCTATTCCTACAGCTTTTGTTCCGGGATTGCCTACTGTTGCTGCAAGTAATGTGGCGCCTCTATATGCACCTAGTTCTAGATAGTTTACATTATCTGCTGCACAAATATTATTAATAAAAGCTTTTAATCTTGGTGAAGACTGAAAAATTACTTTATGAAAATCATCTAATTTAGACCTATTTATATCTGACTCTCCTAGGGCAGCCTCTACCCATGCTTTACTTAATTTAGCCATTATCTCTCCTTTTAAGAATTTTTTTATCTACAAGATAAAATGGTGCATATACTACCACTACTAATACTAATGAGATAAAAGCAGGTATAACTAAAAATACTAATCCCCACATAATCCATATCCATAATAACATAGTTAATATAGGACCATTATCACCTGATTTCAATTTTTTAGCTTCTTTCTCAATGCCATCGTACATTTCTTGTTTCGTTATATATACTTTATCCACTTTTTATCTCTTTGTCCAGTGTTTTATAAAATTTTGAATTTGCCCATTTCGCCAGTAATGTTTGTAAGTTTCTACTTTCCATATCAGCTTTAGACTGATCTTTTATTCTTTTATTATCTCTTGATTCATGATGTAAAAGTCTGACTGGTATTTGATAGATGTGTTCTCCAGCTTCTCTAGCTTTTAAACAATAATCAACATCTCTGTTATAAGTCCACTCATACTCTGGACTAAAATCTCCTACAGTATCTAGAAAACTTCGTCTAAGATAACAACCTCCAAAAGTTGTCCAAGCAACTTCTCTTACTGTTAGGTATCTTCCATCATCAACTTCTAAGTCTTGTTTAAATTGTGATTTATTTTCAAGTATTAAGCCACTACCAAAATGGTCGGGTTTTCCATTAGTAAATTGTCCACCAGCACATTGTATATAGTGTTCATAGTTATCATTCTGTGCAGGGTATAATAATAATAAACCTAACATTCCTGCTTCTGGATACTTGTCTACATATTCTAGCATTTCTTCCCACCACCCATCTTTAAATGGGTGCATGTCTGCATGAAGTATAAAAATATCGTGTTCAGGAAATTGATTCCACATCTTTTGATACATTAAATCAGAACCGATTCCAGCGGTATCTTTTTCATAATGTATATCAAGATCCCAAAACTTATCTTTATGTTCTGCTATTTCATTATCATACACATAGGGTGTGATTACTTTAACTGTCATTTTTTATTCTTTCCTCTCGTAATTGACACCCAGCAGGTATATTGAACACTTGAGTTGTTGAGTTCCAATAAGTTCTTTCTTCGCCTTCTTTTTGACGTTTTGGGTTGTATTTCTGATTGTTTGGGTGAACACATGCTATTCCTACTCCCAATCCTACTCCCCAATGGACATGTCTACATCCACGACAATCCTCACTCTTCACGCCAAGCTTTTCCTTCGGGATGTTCTTCTAACCACCATACAATCGCATCATGATAATCTTTATCTTCATCATTCATATGTGCTCTATATATAGATACTCTTGCAAGTAAAGTAACTACTGCAGCAAGATCTGTTAGATGAGCATTACTTTCCATTTTTTGTTGCAATTCATCCATTATCACAGTTATTTTCTCTTGAATCTTACTCATTAGATTAACTTATCCGTCCATGTTTTAGGTGTTTGATCTGTAACTAGTTCTACAGGTAGATGGTATTCAAACTCACGAGTAATAGGTTTAATCCAATCTACCATATCTTTAATGGTTTGTTTTGCTTCTGTAGTAGGGTTGTAATTAAATTCTTTTCTGATTTTATCACTAGAACAATAGGCATCTTTTACTTCTCTAGGTCTATCAGGATAATGATCAAACTGCAGATATATTTCAGAGAGTTGAGATACTAACGTAGCTAATTGTATAATTGACATTTCATTATCATCAGGTCCAATGTTATATACTTGTCCTGATAAATCTGTGCGAAAGCTTTTCATAATTCTCTCTACTGCTACAATACAATCTCTTACATCTGAAAAAGAACGTTTTTGTTCGCCATCACCATATATTACAAGATTCTTACCTTGTGCAGCTCTATTAATCATAATTCCTACTACATTTCTAAAAGGATCATAATATCTTTGTCCTACTCCAATAACATTGTGAGGTACTACTGTTACATAATTTAGTCCGTGTATCTCACTTAACATTTGCAAATGTTCTTCTGCCTGTACTTTAGCTAGGCCATAAGGGTCTACAGGCTTAGTAGGCATATCTTCTGTAAAAGGAGGTATCTGATCACCATATCTAGCCATAGAGGAACAGTTTATAAAGAGTCTTACCTTATTATGTAGCGCAGCAATAGCTGTACTAATAGTGCCAGATACTATACTAGTAGCAGTTACTGTAGGAGAAAATACACTTAAACCTTCATACGGTAAGGATGCTGTATGAAATACCACATCACAGCCTGCCATAATTTCTTTCATAAGTTCTGTATCTAATATATCACCTCTATGATAAGTACATTTTGGATGATCTGGTACATTACCTTCTACTCCTCCAATCATGTTATCAATACCTACTACTCTATCACCTTGCATAATAAGGTATCTAGCCATTGTACTACCTAATAGGCCACTGATTCCTGTAATAAAAACTTTCATTACCATTTCCACTTTCTTTTTTTATAATAGTCAACTAATTTAACAATCTCTTCATCAAAAACTTTTTTAGGAGTCCAGCCATAGTTTTTAATAGACTCACATGATATTGAGTACCTTACATCTTGTCCTGGCCTATCATAACTATAATCTATATGTTTATTATAATCTGGAATATCTACATCTATAGCACCCATAAAATAAGCATTTATAATTTTTTTAATAGTTATAAAATTTGTTTGTTCATAATCTGACTGTATATTATATATATTATTTCTACACGCTTTTTCATATAGTAAAATAAATGCTTCTGCAGTATCTTCTACATGAGTCCATGATCTAATAGGTTTTCCTTTGTCATGTAATTTAATTTTTTTACCCCGTTGTAGACATCTAACCGCTGTAGGTACTAATTTTTCTGGATATTGATTTTCACCATAATTATTAGAAGGTCTAGCAATTATATAATCTAATCCATGAGTCCTAGACCAGCTTTCTATAAGCATATCAGCAGCTGCTTTAGTAGCTGCATAAGGGTTACTAGGCATTAAAGCAGCTGTTTCATCAAAACTACCCTCAACTCTATCTCCATACACTTCATCTGTAGAGACTTGAAAAAATAACGGTTTATTATGTTTTATTTGCACACTTTTATGTGTTATTATTTCTAATAAGTTTTTTACACCTGAAATATTAGAATCAATAAACTTATCCATATTAACGATACTATTGTCTACATCAGATTCAGCAGCTAAATTAAATACTACATCACACTCAGGAAGTCTATCTATATCTTTAATATCATTTTTTATTACTATATAATTATCTGGATATGTATTTAATAACCATGCCATCTCTTGCTCATTAGCTGCATAAGTAAATTTATCTATACCATATACTAACCAGCCTTTTTCTAGTAAAAGTCTAGTAAATGTAGTGCCTATAAATCCAGCACATCCTGTTACTACAGCTATGCGTTTATACATTTATCTACTCCATTAGTAAGTGCCATACACATAATATTACTATATACTAGATTAGATATAGCATGACTATCATTTAATGGTTTATAATATTTTCTAAATTCTCTACTCTTAAACTCTCCTGATACTTCTTCTACCGGTGAGTTACGTACAAAAGGTAAGCAAGTAGGAAACCAAGTATCAGAGGTATGATTAAACCAAAAATCTCCATTCTCTTCTCTCATTTCATATCTTAATGTATTATAATTTGTCATAAATATTTCTTGCATATCATCAATATTAAATTGATCCCACCATTGTAAGATTCCTGCAGCACTTAGTTCACTCATTTTAAAATTACCGCCTTGCTCATTACAAATAGTATCATGTTTACCAAAATTACAAGCTATTCTTACAGACTCTTCATACTTTTTATCAATAACTACTAATCCACCTTCTCCAAAACCTATAGGTTTAGTATGGTGTAAAGAAATATAACTAGCTGTTCCTAAATTACAACTATTAGTACCCTCCCAAAATGAATAAGGAGTAGCTGCGTTATCAATTATTAATTTTTTATCTCTTCCTTCAGTTTTACTTATAATTTCTTTAAAATTTTGTAAATGCCCAAATATATTAGTCACAATAACGGTATCAGAATATTTTAATAAATATTCATCATCTAAATTCATATTACAATGAGCAGTTATATCTGTTATTATTGGTCCTTGAGCTTTACCTAAGCAATTACTAGGAAAAGTAAATGCTTGAGTTGAAACTCTACAAACTTTTTTATCATATGTTTCAATCCCATATAAAATAGCATCTAATCCAGAAGTACCATTAGAGGTAGCAATAACTGCTTTGTTATCATCAATTTTTAACATAGTTCTAGCACGTTCTTCTAAAAGCTGTACGGCATAACCATAGTTTGTAAATTGATTAGTTGTATTAGCTGTAAGTAAATACTCATTAAACCTATTTGAATCAAGTTGTTTTCTAAGGATAAAAGGTATCATACATTAGCCCAATCCCTAAAAGGAGATGTCCAAGGCTCGACACAGTGTGTAGCAAAAGCAGGCATCGCAGATACTATGTTTCTATTTCTTTCTGCTAAAAGGGTAAATTTATTGTGATCTCCTAAACTACCCATATGAATATCTAAATCTTCCTTAAAAGTTTTTACTCTACCAGCAAAGGTTCCACAACTACTAGGCACGGTTCTCCAGTGACAATAGTTAGATACTATAATCTGACTCTGTAATCCTTGATACCTTGGTGTATATTTATCAGGATGGTCGTATAGCGAAACATAATTTACACCATCATACATATCATATACATTCTGTAAAACAGTAGTCCAACCAGGCATGTGCGTATAATCATCTTCTACAAGATATATAATATCATTATCATCCCAGTCATTAATATTATCCCTAATTAATTCATACATTAAATATCCAGATGCTTTTTCTCTATCAGGAGCTTCTACTCTTTTATGTATTTCTCTACCTTGTTCATCATGATCTATATATGTGTCGCTTCCTAATTCCCATTCTTTGTATAACTCAGGAAGTTTAGCAGCGCTATCAATTTCTAATACTTCTGCATGATAGTTATACTCTTCATGTCCTTGTAATTCTCCATCATAAAGTACAGTTATTCTACAGTCAGTATCTTTAGTTGTATCTACTAGATTTTCCCAACAACTTCTATAATGAAACCAATCAGGTCTATTATTATAATTATTCCAACCACAAGTTCTATAAATTATACGAATCATGTTTTACTCTTTGGTGCATATATGTAATTGTGGGGATACCCTTTTACAATATATTCAGGATTGTACATATTATTAAATCTAAAATGTGCTGACCAACGAGTTCCTTCTTTAATGTCACCACTTTTGTGTACTAAATTAGAATCAAATACTAATACTGAGCCTTTTTTTACTTTTACAGATTCAAACTTAAATTCTGAATCTTCTACTAAACCAAAGCCTTCATGTATAGATTTTGTTAAATCTCCTTGTCTATGACTTTTAGGAACAACTTGTAGCTGTCCTAAATCTTCTGTAATATCTATTAAAGGAACCCAACATACTACTGCATCACTGGAACCCTGCATAGATTTAGAATCTTGATGCGCAGGAGTTGTATGATGTACTTCTTTTTCTGCTGTATCTTTATTATTAAAATATATTACAGGACGAGTACAAATACTAACCTGTGGCTCAATCATACATTTACCTATTTTATAACCTAGCATTACACCTAAATGATGTAACTGTAAATTCCATTGAGCATGTTTTGTGCAATTTGCAAATCTTTCATTGTGATTCTCAAATAACTCTACTATATCTTTGCTTTTTGTATATTGTATCTGTTTATCAAATATTGCTGTAACTGATTCTTTAATTGCATCTAAAAATGCAGTTTCAATAAGGTTATCTACAATAGTATAACCTTGTTCTTCTAGCTCTCTTAAATTAGTTGTTTTCATAGTTCTTCTATATCCATTGTTGCGTATGCTATACCAGTTTCGCCAAAATTATTTCCATTATAAAACATATGAAGTTTATCTTTATATGCAATTACGGCGGGGTATGCACACATAATTGATTCAAAATCCAGTTCTTGTACTATACCAAATTTTGTATCTCTTGACCAGACATAACCATCTTTGGAAGTGGCATGCTGTATAGTATAAGCATGTTCAGGATTAGTTCTAAATTCAATACTATTTCTCACAGAAAACCACATATGAAAAATATCTTTATGTTTATATACTGTAGCAGCAGAAATACCTGCTTCTTCTCCACGTAGTTTAATAGTAGGTATAACTGATTTATTCCAATATATACCATCTTCTGAAGTAGCTAATCTAATATTATAAGAAGGCTGCAAATCACCATTCTCATCAGGTAACCATTTATTACAAGATAAGTAGTAACCCATGTACACATTATTAAGTTTAGTTACGCATATAGTACCTGAATATCCTTGATCTACTATATCCGGAGAAAGAATAGGTCCAAGTTTTTTAAACTTAGCGTTTAAACCTTCTTCTGCTACAGAACAATAATTATAGTAAGGAACATCTTGTCTTATAGTCCATCCTATGTAGTATAGCTTATCTTCAAACTTGCAGACTGGCATAACACCTGCGGAATCAGTGCCTCCAGGCTTGCCTGGTACTAACATTTGTTTAGCAGGAGCTAGTATATTAGAAGGATTACCTTTTTCCACATCAATAAAATAACCTTCATTTTGGTTTAATTTATTACGAGAAGTAAAATAGATTCTCCAAGAACAGTTTCTTTCTTCTAATACAGGTAGTTGTGCTTTCTTACTATTGTATATAATACCATGTTTATTCCACATTCTTCAATCTCCGTGCTGGACTTCCTCTGTACATTCCCCACGGTTCTGTGATATTTTTAGTTATAGATGTATCCATAGATACAAATGTGCCTTCAGCTATTTCTCCAAAATCTCTAATAGTAGCATTTACTCCTAGATATGAGTGACTACCAATATGGCAATGTCCTGACATACACACATGAGAGGTAAAAAAACAATGATCTTCTATTATACTATGATGCCCAATATGATTACCTGCCCACATAATTACATTATTACCTACTGTAGTCTTATATTGTATATTGTTATTCTCTTGTATAAAACAATTATCTCCAATAGCATTTCTATTCCATACTAAAGCATCATGATGTATATAACTAGGTAATCTATATCCTAATGCTTTAGCTTTATTATATATTTTAGCTCTTGTTCTATTGTCTATCACAGGGATAAACATATCATATTCTGATGGAGGTCTAGTTTCTGTTATTGTTTCAAAATCATACATAGGAAAACCTAGAAATGTATCAGATTCAGGATTATCCATTGTAAATCCTACAACAGTACTACCCCAATACCATTTAGCCATTTCTGCTAAATCTTTATTTCCAAATATTATAATTGGTTTAGTCATTACTTATCCTCATATTCAGGTCTAAATTGTTCACCAGATCTAGAACGCTCTTGATGTTCTTTCATTGTATTATATTGTTCTACTGACATTCTAGCTAGAGAAGTCATACCTTGTGATTCTAATGAATGATCAAATACTATCCATTCAGGATATTCTTCTAAGAACTCGTTAATTGCTGGTAGTATTTCATGAGCACAACCTATAGTATCATGAAATAATAGATATTTTAAAGATTTATTACCATGTAGTTGTAGCTCTTGAGAAAGTTGTTTATACGTATGATCTGTGTCAAAAAATATACAATGTGAGTTTTCAATATTTACATCTAAAGAACTAGATTCAATAAACTCATGGTGTACATTATTTTCTAGTGCATGTCTTTGAAACTCTGCTAAAGTTCCCTCTCCCGCAAACTTATCAGGATGTACGTGATCTATAGATACTAAAGCGGTAATAGGCGACATTTCTAATCTTCTACGATCTTCTGCTATTGTAACCATAGCATTGCCTCTATCAGCAAGTCCTGTTAAAAATGCCCATGATGATCCTATTTCTCTAACCCCTAACTCATGTATTAAAGAACAATCATGTCCATACTCTCTTAGTGCGTTAAAATGTGTAGCCATATCACTAATTGAATGTCTATCCATTCTACTTATACCAGCTTTTGCTGTAAAAATTTCATGTAGAGCTTTTGTAGTCATTTACTTATCAATTCATATTTATCTATATTATTACGAAGTTCTTCTGCTCCCACACTAAATAACAAATCTATTATAGAAGTAGAAGACAGTGAATCTTGTCGTTTAATAAAACGTAATTGGATTGGACTAAATAGTTCTTGAGTATAAAAATCAAGACTTAATCCTCCAATAGGATTTATATACATATCTGCATCTAATTCATTACAGATAGTAATAATCTTTTGTTCTGCTTTTAAATGTTCTACACCAAATGATGATGATAGATGCCATTTTGATGTTATATTAAGTATATCTGCTATAGTTTCAAAAATTAAAATACAACCATCTGAAAATTTTTTATCTTCTAATTCTTTTATAAGTGAAAAAAGATGAACAGAG